TTAAATAAGAATAGCACAAGTAAAGTTGTATTAACACTAAGCGAAAGCGTAACTATTGAAGATCCTGTTTATTTCTTATTTGAAGTTATAAGCGACGACACGAAAAAAAGTAAATTCTTTACGGCTGAAGATGTAACTTTAAATTACTGTAGGTACAATGAATTTGAAATAACGTTAACTAGTGGCGTTCAAGATCCCACTATAGGCGTAATTGATTTAAAACTAAACGGATATTACAAGTACAACGTATATCAACAAGACGACCAGTTTAATCTTAACCCTTATTTGTCAAGTGGTATAGTTGAAACTGGTAAGCTTTACGTAAACGGTGAATTAAAACCTGTTATATCTACTTACACGGACAACGATAATAATACATATAATACATACCAATAAGTTATGAGTAAAAAAAACACGAGTATAAAAATGGTTTCCGCTAGTGCTTCGGAAATTGAGGCACCAATATTTAAAACAGTTACAAATAAGGATTATATATTTTATGGTGATAAAAACAACTACCCTACTATACTGAGGGATATGATGAACCAAAGCGGGTTGCATAGTGCTATTCTAAAAAGGAAAGCAGACATGACAGCCATACATGGTTTTGATGTTGAAAGCCCTGATCAGGAATCTTTTATTGCTAATACAAACGGTAGTGAAACCGTAAACGAAATAGCCTATAAAAATAGCTACGACTTGTCTTTGTATGGTGGTTACTGTTTTTTGGCTACATGGTCAAAGGATAAAAAAACAGTAGCACGTATTCAGTTTATGGATTGGTCAAAAGTTAGAAAGGTAAAAGAATTAGACGACGACTCAAAGGAAAGTAAATTGCAAGAGGAGGGCGTTGATTTCTTTTTGATTAGTTCGGACTGGACGCAAGAAAGAACCGCAAAACATAAACCCGTATTAGTTCAGGGTTTTAGTGAGAAGCACAAGAACGAGACAACGCAACTAGTGTACGTGCCTACGTATTCGCCAAACTCAGACGATACCTACCCTTTGCCTGATTATCAGGCTTGCAGTACTTACATAGCTATAGACACTGAGATTTCGTCTTACCATTTGAACAGCTGTAAAAACGGCTTTCTACCTAGTATGATGATTAATCTGATTGGTGTACCTAGTGATGAGGAAATGAAGCAATTCGAGAAGAAAATGCAATCTAATTATTCAGGGTCTGCCAACGCTTCTAAGGTTATATTAACTATCAGTGAAGACGAAAGCCAAGTACCAGTTATTACACCCTTAATGCTTAACGCTTCTGATGAAAGATATAAAGACTTAGCAGAACAAGTCAAGGAACAAATTATAATTGGTCACAGAGCTTCTAATGAGGTAGCAGGTGTAGCTGTAGCCGGAAAGCTTGGATCTTCTAGTGAAGTAATTGAAGCTGAAGCAATGTTCCAACATAACGTTATTAATGGTTATCAGCATTTGATAGAAAAATCATATAATAAAATTATGAACATAAACAACATACAAGGTGAATTGAAGCTAAAGCAATCAGTCACTTTTGATATTAAAGAAGTAGAAGAGGAAGCCGAAATCAATTAGTACTATTAGTATTAATTATAAAAAAATAAGATATGCCAAATAATAATACATTAATGATTTCTAGTGATTACTACAAAAGAAATTCTGTAGTAAATTTAAACGTTGACTCTGAGTTGATTAACCCTCAAATAGTCAAGGCTCAAAACATGAATATAGAAAGGATTCTAGGTACTACCCTTTTTGATGTTGTTATATCTGAAATTGACACGGGGGTTGTCAGTCCTAGAATAGTTGATCTATTGGAAAATTACATACAACCCGCCTTGGTTGAGTGGGTTACTTATGTTGGGTTACCTTATTTGAATTACAAGTTCACTAATAAATCTGTAGCTAAAAAAAGTTCTGACAATTCTGAGGCCAGTACTTTAAGCGAAATAAACTTCCTAAGGCAAGACATCAGAGATGACGCTGAATACTTAAGCGAAAGAATGACAAAATTTCTATGTGCTAACACTGTTCTTTATCCTGAATATGAAAACGGAAACACAGATCACGACGACATAAAACCAAGTACAAAAAATTTCACATCAGGCATCTACCTACCTTAATTTATTAAAATGTTTAAGACAGTAATATTAAAAATATCAATAGTTGTATTTTCTTTTTTGTCTCCTATTCAGGAACAGATAATAGCTGTAGGGTTTCTGATTACAGTGGATTTAATAATGGGACTAATTGCTTCCCTTAGTTCGGGGGAGAAATTCACATCTGCAAGACTTAAAAACACTGCTGTAAAAATGTTAGTTTATAACCTGTTGCTTATTTCTGGTTTCGTTTCTGAAATTTATTTAATACCGTTTTTACCTATGACGAAAATATCATTAGCTTTTTTAGGTGCTATTGAAATAGCTTCGTTAGGTGAGTCCTTTCAAAAAATAACAGGTAAATCATTTATTAAATATATAAAGAGCTATATAAACGAAAACCTTAACGCTACAAAGAAATGATTTTAAACAGTGATAGAGATATAGATTTAATAGTATTACACTGTGCAGATACCTATTCAAGTATGGATATAGGTGTCAAAGAAATTACTTCATGGCATATAGGCAAGGGTTGGTCTGATTGTGGTTATCATTTTATAGTTAAGTTAGATGGTACAATCGAAACTGGACGACCAATCAATAAAAAAGGCGCGCATTGTATAGGGTACAATAAAAACTCAATAGGGGTTTGCTATGTGGGTGGTCGTGGTGATGATGGAAAACCAAAAGACACAAGAACTGAAGCGCAAAAAAAGTCTTTGACTGCGTTAATAATAAGCTTGAAATATAAAAACCCCAATGCTAAAATAAAAGGACATAACGAACTAAGCAACAAAGCCTGTCCTTCTTACGACGTTCAAAAAGATATTGAAAATTTCCTTAGATACCTCTTTATTTATTGAGTTAATTGTATTATCTTAGGTTCATAAAGTAATACTATGAAGCAATTAAAAAATACAGATTTAAAACCGTTAAGATCTAAATGGTATGATCAGCAAAAAGGCGTTTGCCCTATACTTAAAAAGGGTTATCCCTTAACTGATTTTTGTATTGATCACCAACATAAATTAATTAACGAAAAACCAAACGAAGAGGGCAAAGGGTTATGTCGTGGTGCTATTCATTTTCAAGCTAATTCTTTAGAGGGTAAGATATTAAAATCATTTAATAGATTAGGGTTAGGCAAGCACATACAGTTAGTGCCATTTTTAAGAAACTTAGCGGACTACTTAGAAAATAATAGAATACACACTATAGAAAAATTAATCCATCCAACAGAAGCACCTAGAAAACTTCAATTAATGAAAAGTAGTTATAACGAATTAGTAAAAACCATAGGTGCAGGCGTAAGTATTCCTGAATACAAAGACAAAAGAGGTAATCTATCTAAGCCGTTGCAACTTTTGTTTTCTAAATATAATGTAACACCTAAAACTAAATAAGATGGATAATGTGCTTAACTGGTTAATTGATAATAAAAGTAATTTAATGAATAAGTTTATTTTTAAAATGATACCAAATATTAGGGATGCTGAAGACTTTTATCAGGATCTTTATATTCTTATGGCTGATAAAGATAAGTCTAAGATGAATAAAATATATGATGCTAATGAGATGGAACAATATATTTACGTAATAATTAGAAACAATTTAAGAAGTATAAATAGTAGATACTACTACACGTACAGAAAACATATAGGAAGTCAATACGAAGAATCTCAAGACTTCAGGAACGAATACGACAATACTGAAAAGTACGAAGTATTAAGAGACATAGAAAAAGATTATAAAATATTATTAAGTAAGGTTGGCAAGCT